TGAGCTGCCCGAGGAGGCAGCGGAGGTTGAGGACACTGAGGACGGCGGTGCGATAGTCATTCTTGAAGAAGAGTCTGTTGTTTCTGTCAAGGAGATGGAGTTTTACGCCAATTTGGCTGAAGAGTTGCCCGAAGGCGACATGGATGAGTTGGCGCAGAGCTTGGTGGGGTTGATTTCAAAGGACAAGGAAGCGCGAAAGAAGCGCGACGAGCAGTATGAAGAGGGGATTCGACGGACGGGACTTGGAGATGATGCACCGGGCGGCGCTTCGTTTCAGGGTGCAAGTCGAGTTGTGCACCCCATGCTCACGGAAGTCTGCGTGGACTTCTCTGCCCGCGCTATTAAGGAGATTTTCCCTGCTGAGGGGCCTGCGAAAGATCACATTGTTGGGGAAGACACGGCTGAAAAGGTAGCCAAGGCGCAGCGTAAGACGCGGTATTTGAACTGGCAGTTGACCCAGCAGATGCCGGAGTTTCGGGCCGAGTTGGAGCAGTTGCTCACTCAGGTTCCGCTTGGTGGCGCACAGTATTTGAAACTTTCTTACGACGCGAACAAGAAGCGTCCGGTGCCTCTTTTCATTGGCATCGATGACATTTACCTGCCGTATGCGGCAACGAACTTTTATTCTGCCGAGCGCAAGACTCACGTTCAGTATGTGACGGAGATTGAGTATCTCCAGCGCGTGCGTTCTGGGATGTACCGGGATGTGGAGTTAGCGCCGACGACGGCTGACCCTGATGTATCGCGCAGTGAGAAGGCGAACAACAAGATTGAGGGTCGTGACGACGGGGCGTATGACGTTGACGGGTTGCGAACGATTTTTGAGGTTTACGCGATTGCGGACCTTGAAGAAGAGTATGGGTTAGCGCCGTACATCATTTCGATTGACAAATCGACCGGCAAAGTTTTGAGCATTTACCGCAACTGGCAGGAGAGCGATCTTACTTTTGAGGAGATGCAGTGGATCATTGAGTTCCCGTTTGTTCCGTGGCGTGGTGCGTATCCGATTGGCATCCCGCAGATGATTGGCGGCATTTCGGCAGCGGCTACGGGTGCTTTGCGTGCGTTGCTTGACAGTGCACACATTGCGAACTTCCCCGGCATGTTGAAGTTGAAGGGTGGCCGCGAGGGTGGTCAGTCTGAGCGCATTGATCCGACTGAGGTGAAGGAGATTGAGGGTGGTGCGTTCAGTGACGATATTCGCAAGATTGCGATGCCGTTGCCGTTCAACCAGCCTTCGGAGACGTTGTTCCGGTTGCTTGGCTTTTTGATTGATGCGGGTAAGGGCGTTGTTCGCACTACCTTGGAGGACATTGCCGACAATCAGGGCAACATGCCGGTTGGCACCCAGTTGGCGCGAATTGAGCAGGGCATGATTGTATTCAATGCAATTCACGCTCGGCTGCACGATGCGATGGGTCGCACGCTGAAGGTTCTGCATCGTATCAATGCGATGTATTTGGAGAACGAGGAGGTCAAGGACGAGACTGGCGAGTTGCTGGTCAAGCGGTCTGACTTCTTGGGCCCGATGGATGTGGTTCCGGTTTCGGACCCCAACATTTTCTCTGAAGCGCAGCGATTTGCTCAGGTTCAGGCGCTTAGTCAGCGTGCAGCGGCTCTTCCGCAGGTTTACAACATTCGCAAGGTTGAAGAGCGCATTTTGAAGCAGTTGCGCATTCCGAATGTTAAGGAGTTGCTGATACCTGCTCCTGAGCCCAAGGAGATGAATGCGGTCAACGAGAACGTGGCTGCGTCTTTGGGTCGTCCGATTACTGCATTTCCGGAGCAGGATCATCTTGCGCACTTGCAGGTGCATTTGGACTACCTGACTTCTCCGATTCTGGGCAGTTCGATGTTGATGGCCCCGCAGTTTATTCCGTTGGTTTTGAATCACATCAAGGAACACATTGCGCTGTGGTATGCCACGCATATTTTTGAGGTGGCTTCTTCGGCTGCGGGTCAAGACATCAGCGAGTTCCAGAAGATCAAGAGCACGGAAGTGAAGAAGGAGTTGGATCAGCTTCTGGCGGCGACGAGTCAGCGTGTTGTTCCGGATGCGGCGCGGGCCTTTGGTGCTATTCCGCAGATCGTTCAGCAGGCTGTTGGCATGTTGCAGCAGTTGCAGGGCATGAGCGCCCCGCAGGATCCGAAGGTACAGGCTCAGATGGCCGAAGTGCAGCGCAAGGCGTCGGCAGATCAAGCCAATATCGCGGTCAAGCAGGCCGAGTTGCAGTTGGCGCAGGCCAAGTTGCAGCGTGAGGTTCAGGACTCTGCCCAGCGTCAAGAGACGAATATGCAGCGCGAGATGGTCAAGCAGGACCGGCTGGATAAGCGTCAGGCGGCGGAACTTGAGGTCAAGTTGGTTACGAACCGTGAGGACAACGATACGGCGAAGCAGATTGCCGCGATGGAAACGATCACGGGTGAGAAGGTTGGGGTTTCGACGGGTACAGGCATTAATCCTTAAGAGGTGATTTATGGCAAACGACTATATGAACCAGCACAAGATGATGGCCATGGGTGTCAACGTGTCTGGTCAGAAGATGGTGAATGGTAGCCCTAAGAAGGGCATGGACATGGGTCCGAAGGGGGTAAAGGGCGACCCCAAGGCAACGCCCGCATTGATGAGTCAGGGGAAGAAAAACGCATGATTGAAAGATTGATAGACGAGTTGGAGTTGGCCAAGGCTCGCGTTGCACACGACGCGATGAAGCGGCAACTAGATGGTAAGGATGCTCGTTTTGAATATGGCAAGGCAGTGGGCACTTACGCCGGGTTGCAGGCCGCAATTAACTACATCAATAGTCTTCTCACAGAGCAGGAAGAAGACGAAGAGGATTTTTAAATGACTTTTAATGAGGCTTTTCCTAGTGTAGAGCCGGGTTTGATTCCTTTTGGATCTCGCGTACTGGTGCAGATTCGTACCGCCAAGAAAACGTCTGAAGGCGGCATTATTTTGCACACTGAAACCCGTGAGACTGAGGTTTGGAACACTCAGATTGCCAAAGTGATCACGCTTGGTCCGTTGGCGTTTAAGAACCGCAATACGATGGAATCGTGGCCGGAAGGGTCATGGTGCAAGCCGGGGGAATTTGTACGAGTTCCTAAGTACGGCGGAGATCGTTGGAAGGTGCCGTTTGGCAAAGACGGGCAAGAGGAAGCTCTGTTCGTTATTTTCAACGATTTGGACATCGTAGGCGGGGTGGTAGGCGATCCGCTTGCCATCAAGGCTTTTATCTGAGGTGATCCATGGCTACTGAAAAACTGACTGAAAGTGATGAGGCCCCAGAGGCCGAAGAATATTTAGTTACAGAAACTCCTCCTGAGGCTCAGGCTGAATCCGATGCCCCGGAGCAGGAGGCGTCTGCTGAAGAAGAGGCAGATGACGAGCGTTTGGCTGATTCGGACGATGACGATGAAGATGATCGTCCTAATGGTCGTCGCGCTCTAACTTCAGAGGAAAAGCGTGCCCAGCGCCAGCAGCGGAAGTTCCGCCGAAAGGCTGCGATTGAGCACAAAGAGCGTGAGTTGGCTTTCCTTCGGGCTGAGAACGAAGAGTTCAAGAAGCGTCTTCAGGTTGTCGAAAAGCAAGCCACGCAGTTCAATATCAACACGGTTGACCAGCGGCTGAATGAGGCTTTGAACGAAGCCAACATGGCTGAACGCATCATGGCAAAGGCCATTGAGCAGGGTCAGGGCGAGGATGTCACCAAGGCATTGCAGATTCGCGATGCAGCGTTGGAACGTGCCCGTCAGTTGAAGGCGGCTAAGGAACAGGTTGAGAATTCGCAGCCCTCCAAGCCACAAAAAAACCCTCGTATTGCGGCGTATGCCAAAGAGTGGGTTGATGCTAACAATTGGTACGACCCGTCTGGCAAGGACGAGGATTCAGCCATTGTTAAGGTCATTGACCAACGCTTGGCAGCGGAGGGTTATAACCCCGCAACCGAGGAATACTGGGTTGAGTTGGACAATCGGGTGGCCCGCAGGCTTCCCCATCGTTACGGAGAAGACGCTGTGGAAAAACCAAAAGCCGCGCCAAAACGCGGTGGTCCGCCGGTTGGTGGTAAGCGCGAATATGCTGCGCCATCGACCCGAAAAGAGATCTATATCAGCCCTGAACGCAAACAGGCACTTATTGATGCAGGAGTCTGGGATAACCCTGACTTGCGTCAGAAGTACATTAAGCGTTATGCTGAGTATGACCGAAATTCTTCTTCTCGCTAAACAAGGGAGCGAGTTATGAGCGATGAAAGGCTGAAAAAGGTATTTGGCGAGGGTCGTGAAAACCGGACTGCGTATGATCGCGCAGCAACTGAGAACCGTGAGTTATCAGATGACGACCGCGTTGAAATGTTCCGTCAGCAGTTTATTCAGGCCGCGTTGCCTGATCTGCCGAAAATTCCGGGTTACCACACTTGCTGGTTGACCACGACGAATCCTAGAGACTCCATTCAGGCACGTATTCGGCTTGGTTATGAGCCGATCAAGCCCGAAGAGGTTCCCGGTTGGGAATATGCTTCGATTAAGACTGGAGATTGGCAGGGTTTCATCGGTGTCAACGAGATGCTTGCTTTCAAGCTTCCGATTTCGCTGTACAAGAGGTACATGCAGGCGGTGCACTTCGATGCCCCCAATCAGGAAGAAGAGCGGCTGCTTAGTGCGACTGAAGGCATGCGTGAGCAGGCTGAACGCGCTGGGTCCAAGTTGGTCGAGGGTGACGGCATGTCGGCAATTCGGGAATCGTCCAAGTTGCGTGCTCCGCAAGAGTGGTAACTTGGTTATCTATTTTCAGAGGATATAATCATGCCTTCGACCAGTGCAGCGTTTGGCTTGCGTCCGGTCTTTCATCCGAGTGGGATTATTCGTCCTACCGCGATGACGATTGAGTCCGGATACGGGTCCAACATTCTTCAGTTCCAGCCGGTTTACATTGGCGCTAGCGGTACTATTGAAGCCGCCGCCGCCACTGAGGCCGCTATTGTCGGTACTTTCATGGGTGTCGAGTTCACCGATACCGATGGTCGCCGTCGCGTCAGCAACAAGTGGACCGCCTCTACGTCGGCCACGGACATCGTTGCTTATGTGACGACCGATCCGGCTATCGTGTACGAGATTCAGGCGAACAGCTCGCTTGTGATCACGGACATCGGTGCTCAGGCCGATTTCGCTAGCGTCACTGCTGGCAGCACCACGACTGGCCTCTCTGCGGCCATGCTTGATGCCGCTCAGAAGACGACTTCCGGTAACGAAATTCTGCGTATCGTTAATCTCGGCACCGAGATCGACAATGCGTGGGGTGACGCTTACACCATCGTTCAGGTCCAGATCAGCCAGCACCAGTTTGTGGCTGACAAGGCCGCATTCTAAAGGAGGACTAGAACATGGCAGTCCCAATGCGTAGTACTGACTTTCGTTCCATTGTTGAGCCCATTCTTAATGAGGCTTTCGATGGTGTTTATGACCAGCGTGCTGACGAGTGGAAGCAAGTCTTCGTCCAGCAGCAGGGCATTCCCCGCAACTACCACGAAGAGCCGGTTCTGTACGGGTTCGGCGCTGCTCCGGAGCTTCCGGACGGCACCCCGGTCACGTATCAGGCTGGTGGCGTGCTCTTCTTGCAGCGTTACGTCTACAAGGTCTACGGCCTTGCATTCGCGCTCACGAAGGTGCTCGTGGAAGATGGTGACCACATCCGTATCGGCCAGACCTACGCGAAGCATCTCGCGCAGTCGCTGATCGAAACGAAGGAAACCCTCTGCGCCAACGTGCTTAACCGTGCGTTTACCGCTGGCTACAACGGTGGCGACGGCGTTCCGCTTGTTGCGACGAACCATCCGATTGCGGCTGGTACGTTCAGCAACCAGCTCAACACTCCGGCTGCGTTGTCCCAGACCTCGCTGGAGCAACTCCTCATCCAGATCCGCAACGCTGTTGACAACAACGGCAAGCGCATCCGGCTGAACCCGGAGAAGCTCGTGGTGTCGCCGTCGAACGTGTTCCAAGCGGAAGTGCTCCTCAAGAGCGTCCTCCGTACCGGCACGGCTGACAACGACATCAACCCGGTGAAGTCGATGGGCCTCCTTGCTGGCGGTCAGGCCAACCTCTCGCGTCTTACCTCGACCACTGCTTGGTGGATCAAGACGGACGCGCCGGAAGGTCTCAAGCTGATGATGCGTCGTGGTCTTGAGAAGTCTATGGAAGGCGACTTTGAGACTGACAGCACGCGCTTCAAGAGCACTGAGCGTTACGCGGTAGGCTGGACCGACCCGCGCACGATCTGGGGGACGGCCGGCGTTTGACGGGGATCAGTCCAAGTGACTGGAGAGAGGGGGCTTCGGCCCCCTTTCTTTTTGCTTGACGGCGTTATAGAAAAGCCTAAACTAGAAAATAGTTCTAGGTGTAACCAGCCCATTAGACCGACCTAGCGGACGATGCACAGACTAATGGGCGACTTGTGCATGAGGTGTTTCAATGGCTTCGACTACGTTTAGTGGGCCGGTTAACTCGACCAATGGTTTTTCCGGCTCTGTTTTGACGGCGGGTTCTTCCAACATCACCACGCTGACTTCTTCGTCGGCCACGGTGACGAACTTGCTTTGCACCACGCTGACGATTGGCAACACCAAGCTTGTTCAGGCTGGTAGTGCTGTGTCGGGCTTGGTGTCTGCGCAGCTTGGGTATATGCAGGTTCTGGTTGGTTCAACCACGGCCTACATTG